TGGGCAAGATCAAGACGGTCTTTGGAATCAGTCATGTCCCCAAGTAGCATCATCTATTGATACCTTGATGGATATTGTGATCAATACTATCACAGAAGCTGCTGTTAACAATGTCAACTACCTGACGACAAACGTCTCTAGGTCTACTGCATTTGCATTCAACACAGAGTATCAATTTGGCACTTGCTATGATGAGCAGTCTGCTATTGACACCCTCTTTGATGTAATGACTAGCACTCTTGGTGCTGGATATAATACGGATAAAGGAATTGCAAATATGCTTCTGTTTAATACAGATGCAATTGCACAAAGAGTGATGGATGATGTTAATGCAACCTATGCATCAACTAATCTCACTATCGATTTCCCCTTGGATCTCCTCAAGGCACTTCGCTATGACATGATTACTGGTGGTAATGCTGGGGCATTCCGTCTTGCTCAGACATGGTTTGATGGAGAAGGTAATTTTATTGCATTCCAAACTACAACTAGGACACACCTCCTCTTCGCAGTTACTCGCGTCCGTGAGTATACAAAGAGTGTCTTGTATCTCTTGGATGAAGATCCAACATGGGCAAATTACACAACATATCGCGAAGATGATCGACTTGAATACAATCAAGAAGCATCAGAATTTATTATTGACTCTTCATTGAATCCTATTGAATATGCATTAGAAAGATCCGAATTCCCAACTGAAGCAAGTGTAACTTGGGTGCCTTCTACAGATGTCCAAAACATCAGCAATACTTATGAAATGGGTGTGGATTATAACACAGATCCAGCACTTGTGTTGCTGACGCCTCTGGTGGATGTTGGATTTGAGCGTGCTGAATATAGAATCAGAATCAATCGTGCAAATCAATTCCGTCGCGGTGATATTCTTCAATATATCCCAGCTTCTGAAACTTCGGTTGACGCACTTTCACAAGCATTCTTCTATTGTATTACTGCAACTGCACAGTGGTTTGAGATTGGCGCTCACTACATTCATGATGGTCGCTATAAGAGACTTGAGATTGACACTAACAATTCTGGGTCCCAGATCTTTGCTGTAACAAGACGTAGTGGAATTGAAAGAGCAACTACAGTCTATCCTAAGGATCCTTCTGATACTCCTATTCAGGGTGGATTTAATCCCGCAGATGTGCTTTATGGATCAACATCCGAAGCAGCTGCCGAAGTTTCTAGAGTCCAATTTAATGAAGCAGAGATCTTCAAGATCTACAAATACTATCCTCTTACTAATGTATCTTCTGTCCTCGGCGTATACGATCAGTTTGCCAATGGTGAGCAAGTTGTTGTCCAAGGTGCAACATCCAACAATGGTTATGTCTTACAAACAACTCCAGCAAATGAAGATGGCGAATCATTTGTTAAACTTCTGACCGTCGCTGGCACAATCGCTGAAGGAGACATTATTGAAGGTGTTGATAGTGGTGCTACTGCTACTGTTGGTGTTTCCGATGATAGATTCCTTCTGGATCTAACCCTTGGGGATTTTGCAACAAATGACTGGTTCTTTGCTTCAAATTCTTCTGCTGAGGCATACATGGCAGATTATGTCAATAAGTCTGGAAGTTTGGTTGGTAATGCTGGCGGTCGTATCACTATGGATGTTGAGACCATTCAAAACTCCTGGAATGCTGGTGATGTTATCTACGGTAGCGTTACCGATTACATTCTTGAAGTCAAGGGCATTTCTGGCACTCAACTCCAACTGAATCAATATATCCATGGCACAAATGTCTATGAATTGAATCTGAGTGTTGCTATCGTAGATACTGGTGTTGCTGACACCTTCCGTGTTGGAGATGAAGTTTCTCTCTTGCAAGGCACCACTGAAAAGAATCCTGGTTGGCGTGCAACAGTAACAAAATACATCAATGGAGTCGATCTAGATCCTTCAGATCCCAATTATGGAATTCACAAATTGTGGATCGGTAATTTGGTGCCAGTGGGTATTGGTGCAGATATCTCCGAGGTAACTAATCCATCTAACAATATCGGTAAGATTGATATTGGATCTAACTTCCCCACAATTTATGCAACTGTCTCAAGTTACACAAATACAACCTATACTTCATATGGACGTGTTGCTTCTATTGATCAACAGGGCATTACGGCAACTATCCACATTGAGAATGTAGTTGGTGAATTTGTCGATAATATGACAATTCAGTCCGACTATGGTTGGGGTGCTGCGGTTTCTTCTGCACGCACACTGGAAGGTCGTGTTGAGCGTTACTTCCGTGGGTTTGATGGAGAGCAAACACAGTTTGATCTCACAATTGCTAATGGTGAAGCATACTTCCCCGATCCCGCAGGTCACCTGCTCGTCTGGGTCAATGGTGTGCTGCAACCTCCTGGTGGTAACAACTCCTATGTTGCATTCTCCGATAAAATTCAATTCTCCGAGCCACCTGATATCGGATCTGAATTCATTGGTTACTATGTTGGTAAACTCCGTCAACTGGATGACATCAGTTTTGAGTTTGACTCTTTGAGATCAAGCTTCAACCTGAAGCGTGATGGTCTCTTCTACTCACTAACACTGACGGAAGGTGTTTCTTCCAACGTGATCAGACCCGAAAACAATATCATTGTTTCGCTCAACGGTATCATCCAAGAGCCTGGTGTTGCATATGAGATTGTTGGTTCTAGAATCATCTTTGCTGAAGTGCCTCGCGCAGGAAGCACCTTTGTTGGATTCTCATACATTGGTAGTGACGCTGACGTGATTGCAGCAACCGTTGTGCCTCCCATTGAGGCTGGTGATAAATTGTTTATCGAGGGTGAAGAGTTTGAGCGTGAAGTCGCCTTGATCGAATCGTCTAATTCACTGATTACCTTTGAATATACAGGATCCGTCAAGGGTCGTAATGCAGATGCTCTGGCAGAAATCACAAGTGGCGAATTGACTGGTGCTTCTCTTACCTCTCCTGGCGATGGTTATACATCACAACCTAACGTAGACGTTATTTCTTCTACTGGATTTGATGCAAGGATTAGAGCACTCATGGGTGTTGCTAGAATTGATGTTAAGACGCCTGGTGTTGGATATGCTCAGGCATCAGTTGCAGTTGATAATGAAGTCCCCGATGACTTTGTAAATCCTGAAGGCACACCCGTTAACGGTGGTTTTGATATTCTCGCGGGCGAGGGTAGTGAATACACTGGTGGCACTACGGTTACACCTGGCACGATCCTCATCGCTCAAGATCCTGTGAATGTGACAGTCAACCAAGGCACTACGGCATCATTCACTGTGAATGCTACGGTTTCCAACAGTGAGACTCTCAACTATCAGTGGCAGAAGAAAGATTATGGCACACAAACTTGGACCAACATTATTGGTGCAAACCAGGCAACATACAACACTGGCAACACAACCCAGTCTGATGATGGTGATGAATATCGCGTTGCAATCACTGCAGCGGGTGCAACACCTGTCTACTCACTGTCTGCTGTCTTGAGTGTCCAAACTGGTGCTACTGTGATCAGTAACTTCAACCCAACTCAGATCTTCGACGACAACTAAATAAAAGTAAAAAGATGACTGCAACCGCCAGTTATAACGATGCTACCAGAATCCTCACGGTGTCGGCAGATGGACTGCCAGACCCCGTGAGTTATGGTACGTTTCCAAATGACAATAATCCCAACACAGTCCAGGAGCAAGATTTCGATCATGACTTCTACTACCGTGGTGGGACTTTTGGCATTACTAGGACTTTTGACGATAATACTTGGATACAAGATGGTTTTATTAGATCCATAGATTTATCACTTACTGATAATGGTCTATTTGGAGCTGATAAACAAATTAGGGAAGGTGATCATCTTCTTTTTGTTTTTAGTGATGGTATAAAAAGAAAGTTTCTCTACAAAGGCACTACTTTTACCTCAGTAGAAGATGAGTGTTGGTTGGCGTCCGACGATCGCCTCGACTTGATTATGAGGACTCAAGAGGCAGGCACAACTGGCACATATGAATATTACGATCAGAGAAATGGTCGTATTGCAACTCCCCTTGGAATCGTTGGTATTGCTGCAAACGGAGTTGCTATCTATAATCCTAGTGCTGGTGCGGGTGGACAACCCCCAGTAGGATTCAGTTGGAATGCTCATTATGAGAATTCACCAGTTGATTTTGGAGATGATGAATGCGGTGGACACCCAGAGCAAACTGGGCAATATCATATTCATGATGGACATTTCCTAGATTGCTGGAAAGCAAATTCGGCAATGGCAGGATATAATGATTATTACGGATCAACTCAGTATAACGGAGATAATATTAGGCATCCAGATGGGCACTCCAAACTTATTGGATTTGCTTTTGATGGATTCCCCATTTACGGTCCCTATGGTTATAACGATCCTTGGGATAACTTGAGTGGCATTACCGTAATGACTTCATCTTACTCAGTAAGAGACAATGAAGTGCCAGGTAGACCCGACTATGGTAACGACGTTGACAACCCCCCTGCAGGCGCTCTCATGGAGGACTGGGAGTATGTTGAGGGGACTGGTAGTCTAGACATCCATAATGGTAGATTCTGCATTACACCAGAATACCAAAATGGCACATATGCATATTTCATTACGGTTGATCCAGCGGATATTGATCATCCTGAGTTTCCATACTTGATGGGATTGACTTCCCGCGAAACTTTGGATACACCCGTTAACAGCGGTGCTAATCCTGTTGCACCTCCAGAGCCAGGTGGCGGTGGAGGAGAGGGCGGTGGTCCTGTGCTTCCCACACTGCAATATACATTACAACCTCAGAATGTCACTGCTAATGTTGGTGAGACAGCAACGTTTACAGTTACTGCTCAGATCCTCCCCGAGGATGGACCTATTGGATATCAGTGGTATAGATCTACTGATGGCGGTTTCGCATTTGCTGCTATCACTGGTGCCACAACGTCAACATATTCAACAACTGCTCTGGCATATATGACAGGGTATAAGTATCGTTGTCGTATTATTGGTCCCCTTGGAGTCCCAACAAATCAAAGAGCAGAAAACTCTCCCTTGGACTCCAATGCGGTAACTTTGACAGTTACTGGATCTGGAGGTAGTGGTAGCACTGCAAATCGCTTCGATAGCACATCATCTACGTTTGACTCTACAAGTCAAACCTTTGATGGCACCTAAATAACACTGTAAAAGAGTAACAATCCATGGCCAAGCAAAACCTTAGTATTGGTAGTTCCGCTAATGACGGATTGGGCGATAGTCTCCGCGATGGTGCTATCAAACTCAATACTGTCATTGACGAGATCTATGCTGCCCTTGGTAATGAAACCAATCTGCAGATCGATGTTGGCGCTCCTGCTGCAGGGCAGGTTTTGCGTTGGGGTGGATCGACTTTTGGTCCCGCACATTTTGATTCTCTAAGTGCAGACTTGAATGTAAAAACATTCAAGATTACATCAGAATCAAATGGTGATGTGACCATTCAGCCCAATGGCACAGGCAAGATTAAGTTTTGGGGTGGAAGCACTGGAGATGCACTGACATATATTGATGGTGCTGACGGTAAACTGAAGTATTCAAACTTCTTTACAGCACTTTCCGATCTTCCCGATGCATCTACTCACCATGGTATGTTTGCCCATGTGCATGATGAAAATCATGGTTATTTTGCACATAGCGGTGCATGGACACAACTTCTGGATACTGGATCATCTATTGGAGAATTAGATGATGTAGACATGTCGGTTGGTGGCGGACCTGCTGATGGGCAAGTCCTGAAATGGAATAATACTAATAGCAAATGGGAGCCTGCAAATGATGCAACTGGTGAAGGAGGAGCGGTTTCCACTCAAAACTTATTTGAAACTATCCAAGCGGACAGTGGTCAGACTACCGCATCTGCTGCTACAGATATTCTGACTATTGCAGGTGGCACAAATATCTCCACTTCAATCACTGGAGATACAGTCACTATTAACATGACTGGTACTCTTGGAGATCCAGATCAAAACATTTTCTCAACCATAGGATCAGACACTGGAAGTAAAACAGCGAATAGCACTGCTACTACCATTAACTTTGTTGGTGGCACTGGAATTAGCACTTCTATTAACGGCGATGACCTCACAATTACAAATGATGAGCCAAACATAGTCCAAGAGGTGTTTAAGACTGTTGCTGGTGATAGCGGATCAACAACTGCACAACTGGCAACCTCAACACTTACAATTGCTGGCGGCACAGGTGTTACCACCAGTGTGGCATCAAACACTCTCACAGTTGCTCTAGACTCCCCTCTACCTACTGCATCTGATAATGATACTCTAATTTATGATGGAGATGCAGAGGCGTGGGTGGTTGCAGAATCTGCAGCTGTAGGTCTTAGAATTACTTCTAATGGATCAACTGCATATAGATTTGCTGGTGGTGGACTAAACCCATCGACAGATGACCCTACAATTTATGTGTATAGAGGATTTACATATAGATTCAATAATACTACTGGAGCAGGACACCCATTTGCACTTCGTCAGACAAATGGTGGATCTGCTGTAACAGATGGTGTAACAGGGTCTCAGGAAGGTGTGCAATATTGGACTGTGCCACAAACACTGTCTCCTGGTACGACGTATGTGTATCAATGCACAATCCATCCTCTCATGGTTGGCAACATCGTGGTGGTCTAATAGATGGCAAGAATAGTCCCAGGAAGCGGCGCAGTAATTACCCCTATCTTCAATAGTATATTTGGAGTCAGGGAAGTTTACGTTGAGAATGGAGGGTCTGGATATGACCCCTTAGATCCACCCAGACTCCGTATTACTAATAGCGGCACTCCAATTCGCGAAGCAGTATTAAGACCTGTTATTGAAGGTAGTAAGGGTGAGATTACTGCTGTAGAAGTATTGGATCCTGGTGAAGGATATGATCCATTGCGTCTTGAAATTACAGATGAAAATTCAGATGGATTTGCTAGAGGAAACGTTTTCCTAAAAGAAAATGGTGAAATTGATTTCATTCAGATTACAGTTCCTGGAGATGGATACTTTAATACAATTGCTGAGATCAAAGGTGGTGGTGGATCTGGATCGGAATTGGTGCCAGTCACAGGATCAGTTACTGGTCTGACAATTGAAAATGTAGGACAAAACTATTCAGAAGAAGATGTCAACATTGTCATCTCTGGTGGTGGTGGACAGGGTGCAACTGGTGTTGCTGCTGTAAATAGATTTGGTAGGGTAACTAGGGTTAATCTTACCAACCAAGGTGAGTTTTTTGAAACTCCTCCTCTTATTCAAATTATCGGTGGTGGAGGATCTGGTGCTACTGCAGAAGCATTTATTGATCTGGGAAAAATTACCAGCATTGAATTACTTGGTGGTGGCGGTGGATATGTAAATAATCCACAGGTCATCTTCACTAGGGATACTGATCTAATTAGAGAAGCAAGAAATAGACAGTCCCTGAATTCTGTCATTTACAATTTGACAGGTCTTCTCAAGAATGTAGATCCAAATGACACAACAATTTATGTTGAGACGACTAATGCATTCCCAGGATCAGGAAAACTTCTTATTGGTAGAGAAGTAGTTAGATATACTGGTAAAACAGATGTATCATTTACTGGGGTAGACAGAGGCACAAACTTTAGATTTGACCAAAAAGTAGTATTAGATAATCTTCAAGATGATCCCGATACTGGGTTGACTGCATACCAATTCCAAGTTACAGACAAAGTAAGACGTGTTGTAGAGAATGCAAATAACCGTGTTGCTATTGTTTATGACTGGATTCGAGATGAAAGAGCACTATATGTAACTTTTGAGATTGACGAATTGGCATTTATTGATGCTGGTCGATCAAATGAAAAAGCAAAGATTGTTGCATTTGTTGCTGGATCTGCAGCATCATCTGGCACTGGTCAAGAACCTCATACATTGGTAGAAGTTGAAGGTCGCGATATTGTTGCTTTCACCAATCCACTATCATTGATTCTTAATCGTAAATTTGAAGACGATGATGAAGAATATGTAGATGAAAATGGTGTGCAGCAGTTTGGTGATGGCATTCCAGATCTAATCAATGCTGAGACTGAGTTTGAGAATGCAGTTAATTTGGATGGTGGTATTGCATCATCTAAATATGGTATCGAAGAAACTATTGGTGGACAAAACACCACACTCTTCCAGATTGGTGATCAGGTGTATGACGGTAGTCCAAATCAACTGGTTGCAACTATTCAGTCTGCAGGTCAACTAGGTGATGGTGATGATCATCAATCTGTTGGCACTATCACAATTCAATACATCAATCCTCTGATTGCTTTCATTGCAGGAGAGCAAGTCCAGGGTCTCAATAGTGGTTTACAGGCAACTGTTACCCAGAGACGTATTGGAGAAAAAACAGGTCAATATATCTTAGATATTGTTGACATCATTGATAATGATCCTACATATAAGTGGGTAGTTGGGGAAACCTTGCAGGGCAATTCTAGTGGTGCAACTGCAACTATTATCTCTGTTGAGTATACCACATTCGTCCGAAATGAGGATGAATAAGTCCCATAAATAAAAAGAAGGCAATTGCTGAGACATGGCATTACTTACCGACCAATTTAGAATCTTTACTGCCGAGAGGTTTAGAAAATCTCTGGAGGGTCCTGACCCCACCCAGTCAGACCTTGATGCAGGAAGTAATAGAGATCGACTTTATGTTTTCATTGGTCGCCCTCAACCATGGGATAACGAGAATGCTCCCCCAGACCCTGTGGATTCATTCCAAGAGTTTGCGGATGACTATTCCGACATGATCTCACTGAAGCGTGTGTTGGCAAACGACACAATTCAGGTGATTCGCCGCATTGACTGGATTCCCCCAGAGCAAACTACTGGTGGTTTGGGTTACGTTTATGACATGTATCGCCATGACTATTCCTCGACTAAGACGGCATCGTCTGGTGCTACAAAATTGTATGATGCAGATTTCTACGTCGTTAACTCGTCGTATCAAGTTTACAAGTGCATCTACAACGGGACAAGTCCTTCTGATCCTAATGGTAAGCCTTCTACCGTTGAGCCTACTGGTACTTCCACTTCCATCATCACAACTGCTGATGGTTATCGTTGGAAGTATATGTATACGATCCCTGTTGGTCAGGTCCTGAAATTCTTCTCCAATGAATACATGCCTGTGCTGAGTGACACCGCTGTGGTGTCTGATGCTATTGGTGGTGAAATTGATACTGTTATTATCGCATCCTCTGGTGCTGGTTATAACAACGGCACCTATGAAAACGTGCCCATCAAAGGCGATGGCGTTGGTGGTCGTGTTTCTCTGGTTGTTGACGGTGGTCGAATTGTTTCGGCAACAGTGACTTCGGGTGGTAGCGGTTACACCTTTGGTAAGGTGGTGATCGATGAGGTCAACGGTATCGGTGCTGGCACAGGCACAGGCGGCAACGTTGAAGTTGTCGTGCCTCCCACAAAAGGTCATGGTGCTGACCCTCAAACAGAATTGGGTGGTTTCCGTGTAATGATCAACACGAAATTCACCTACGCTGAAGGTAGTGGTGACTTCCCCACAGATAACGACTACCGTCGTATTGGTCTGGTCATCAACCCCAATAAGTATGGCACACAAGAATTGACTGCTGAGCTAACGTTGTCTGCAACTAAAGCAGTCATCTTCTCGCCTTCCTTTACTGGTAACTTCCAAACTGACGAGATCATTACACAGTCTCGCACCATTGGTGGTCAGCAAGTGACTGCTCGTGGTCGTGTGATCTCATGGAATTCATCCACAAAGGTCCTCAAGTATTACCAGAATAGAATCGACGGTATCTTCCCCGAATTCACTGGTAGTTTGATTGAATTTGAAGGTGGTAACCCAGTTGTAGGTAGCACCTCTGGTGCATCTGCTGACCCCGACATCAACTTCCCTATTGTTTCTGGTGCATCAACTCGTATCATTAACAATACTGAATATGATCTGGGTATGGCGTTTACTAACGGTTATGCAAAACCAGAAGTCCAACCCAACTCTGGAGAAGTTATCTACATAGATAACAGAGGCGCGATTACTCGTGCTGGTGACCAAATTGAAGATATCAAAATCGTAGTAGAGTTCTAAGCGATGCCCCAGAATACTAATCTAAATATTGCTCCTTATTTCGACGATTTCGATAAGGACAAGAATTTTTACCGAGTGCTCTTCAGACCTGGGTATCCTATTCAGGCTCGCGAAATCACGACACTGCAATCTATTCTACAGAATCAGATTGAGTCGATTGGACAGCACTTCTTCAAAGAAGGTGCCATGGTCATTCCTGGTCAGGTCGGTTACGATCTGAATGTCCAGGCAATTATCCTTCAGCAGTCATTCTTGGGTGTTGATGTTGAAACATACAGGACTCAAATCGAAGGTCAGATTATCGAAGGTCTGACCACAGGTATTAAGGCAAAAGTCCTTTATTCGATTCCATCAACAGAATCAGATCGTGGTTACGTTACTCTCTACGTTAAGTATACAGAATCTGGAGACACTGTTTCAGAAGAAGGAATTAAGTCATTCCAACCTAATGAGCAGTTGATTGCTGAGAAAGAAATTACTTTTGGCACTACACTGATTGAAGTTGGATCTCCCTTTGCTCAGTTGCTGCCTGTTGATGCAACCGCAGTTGCTTCGACCGCCTATATTAACACTGGTGTCTACTTTATCAGAGGACACTTTGTTGATGTCCCCTCCATGTATTTGATCCTGGAGCAATACAGCAACAACCCATCATACCGTGTTGGTCTGGAAATCAGTGAGTCTATCGTTACTCCAGAAGATGATCCTTCCCTGAATGATAATGCCGCAGGCACATCTAACTATGCTGCTCCTGGTGCTCATAGATTTAGAATCAGGACTCAACTGGTTAAAAAACCAATTACCGATGAGACTGATAAAAACTTCATCGAATTGCTGCGTATCAACAATAGTAAGGTTGAGCAATTCGTTACTGCAACAGCATACTCCGAGCTGGAGAGATCTCTGGCACGCCGCACCTACGAAGAGTCTGGTGACTATGTTGTAGATACTTTCACAATTAAAGCAAGAGAGTGTCTGGATGATGGTTTCAATAATGGCGTGTATCGTCCTGGTGAGATCACTGCTCAGGGCAACATTGCATCTGATGATCTTATCACATATGAGATCTCTCCTGGTAGAGCATATGTGAGAGGATATAGGACAGAATTCCTGGTGCCTCAATATATCGATTCGCCAAAACCCAGAGACTTTGAGGGTGTCCAAAACGGTATTATTTCATTCCGTCTTGGTAACTTTGTTAAGGTATACGACGTTTACGGATGGCCTGATCTTAGTGGTGAAGGTGTAACCTCAGCATATCAAGTGTTGGAATTGTATGATGATTGGACCCTGAATTCTACCAATGTAATTACTGGCAGGATGATCGGTCGTTGTCGCACTGCACAGATCCAAAAAGATACAGATACAACATATGATCTGTGGATCTTCGATGCTCAAATGTTTACTGCTGTTAACTTTGCAGCAGGTAATAATTCAGTAACTGTTGGTGATGTGCTCAGAGGTCGCACATCAAATGCTAGAGGTTTTGTTGCTGATGCTGGCAGTGGCACTTACTGTATGCTTGAGCAAGTATCTGGCACCTTTGTGAATGGTGAGGTCATTGAAAGAGATGGTCGTGTAATTGGCACGCTGGACGCAGCACATACTTTCAACCTGACTGATACCAGATCCTGCAATGGTAGAAATAGCAGCAATCAAGTTATCTTCGGTGCTAACTGGTTGTTGAATGACCAGAAAGAAATTGAAGGATCCACTATTACTATTGATACTGCAACCAATCAAGAAATTCGTGGTTTCCGCACCAAGTTTGTGCAGGATCTGCGTCCTGGTGACGTAATTTCTCCCACCAATACAACTTCTGAGGGTGAGAATAGTCTTCGTATTGAAAGAGTTAATCCTCAGTATATTAGGACCATTGCTGGTAATCAGTATTCTGGTGCTACAGATGCAATCTTTGATGACTTGAATCAGGTTGTGGATCTCGATACAACCCTAACAAAGGGTAGTGTATCCGATGGAGAATACGCTACTGTTGTCCGTCTCCGTCCCTTCGTTTTCCAAAAAGACTATCAGAATGGTGAGTTGTCGATTGACGCACCTCGCACATCGATGAGGTCCATTACCGACGAATCATTCTTTGTCTATCGCACATTCACTAATAAGACAGTTGTGTCTGGTGGTGTTACTGTGTCTCTGCCAGAATCTGAGCAGTTTGCATCACTCGATGATGAAAACTACATTCTGACAATTCTTGCCGAATCTGGATCTGCATATAGCGTTGGTGAAAACCTTAATATCGATGCTCTGAATGATGCAGGCACTTTGACAGTTACGTTTGGTGCTGATCGTCAGTCTGTAACTATTGACGGTCTGACAGGTGTTACAACTGTCAAACTGACTGCTCTGGTATCTAAGAATATCGTATCTAAGAAGATTAAGACAGCATCTAAGATGCGTGCGATGAAGGTCATTAGGACCCGCAACAATAATGACCAACAGAAGTATGGTCTTGCCTATGGTAATCTGTATGGCACCCGTATTGAAGATGAAGAGATCTCATTCGCATTGAATGATGTCTATAAGATTCATGCTGTATACGAATCTGAAACTGATACTGATGCAACGCCTCCCTATCTGACACTTACAGAGTCCACCTTCTTTGACAATGGCACCGTTGTTGTTGGTAGGACTTCAGGTGCTCGTGGTCGTGTAATTCAGTTTATTAACAGCACACTGAGACTTTATATTGTGCAGTTGAATGAGGTCCCATTCCTTCCTGGTGAAACCATCGATGGTGTGGATGACGATGGAATTCCTCTGACTGCAATTATCGATGACGCTGACGGATCAGTCGCAAAAGGTAGTAAAGTTATTACAACTCAGTTTGAATTAGAGCCAGGGCAGAAAGCACACTTCTATGATGTGTGTAAGATGACTAGACTCCCACAGTTTACACCCCCAATTCGTAAACTGCTGGTGATCTTCGATTACTTTGTGCATGAATCATCAGGTGATTATTTCGCTTCTCAGTCATACACAGGTATTACTTATAAGGATATTCCCAAATATAAACTAGACGGATCTATTAACTTCCTTAAGGACCAGATTGACTTCCGTCCTGGTGTTGGTGAGTTGGCATCTGGTGCTGGCACCATCACTAACGAATTCTATGTGAATTGTGCTTCACTCGACTTTGCTGCTCGCCAGTTTGATACTTCTGGTGGTGCAGGTGGATCGACTATCTTTGACATTCCAAAGATTGCTACAGAGATCCGCATGGACTACACCTACTATCTGCCCCGTGCAGATAAAATCTTCCTGACTCATGAAAATGAGTTGAAGATTAGTAAAGGTGTATCTTCCGAGGATCAGCCACCCCCAGATAACATTCAAAACGCAATGCTTCTGGCGCAGTTGGAGTGTCGTGCATACACCTATGATGTTGATCGCGATGTATTGATCTATCCTGAGATCATTCGTCGTTACACAATGAAGGACATTGGTGATCTGGAAACCCGTCTTTCACACGTTGAGTATTATACTTCACTGTCCTTGCTGGAAGTGCAAGCAGAAAATACCAAGACATATGATGATAACGGTTTCGATCGTCTGAAGAATGGTTACGTTGTAGATGACTTCACCGACCACACAATTGGTGATGTGCTCAACGTTGACTATAAGTGCTCGATGGACTTTAAGGAAGGTTTCCTCCGTCCTTCACACTATACAACTAATGTGCCTCTGGAATTGAATCTTGCGGCATCTGCTAATGTTATCAGGACTGATGGCAACATGGCAATCCTGCCATATGAAGATCTTGAGATCATCAAGCAACCTTATGCTTCTAGGACTGAGAATGTTAACCCATTCAACGTGTTTACCTTCATTGGTCGCATCGACCTGACACCTGCATCAGACGACTGGTTGGATACCAAGCGTCTTCCTGCTCGTGTGGAAAACGTTGAAGGTGATTTCTCATCTGTCGCTAGAGATCTTCAAATTGACCAGAATGGTTTTGCACCTATTCAGTGGGGATCCTGGCGCACCAACTGGACTGGCGAATCTCTGATTTCTACCACACAGTTTAGAAACAGATCTGGTAGTTTCTCTGCTGGTGGTCGTCGTCTGGGTCGTCTGGGTCACGGTCAGGGTCGTCAGCCCCTGTTTGTCCACGAGAGACGCACATGGCGTGTGGTTAACAACCAGGCACGTCAAGGTATCAGGACTCGCGTAACACCTAAGATTGAGCGTAAGTCTCTGGGTGATAGCGTGCTGTCGCAAACCGCAGTGCCTTGGATTCGCTCCCGTAACGTTTCATTCAACGTTGAAAGAATGAAGCCTCGCACAAGAATCTATGCATTCTTTGATGGAGTTAATGTTACTAACTACATCACCCCCAAAGTTATTGAGCTCGTTAAGTCTTCGACTGCAGATCCTCGCTCCAACGAAACTCCCTTTGTCGTTGGCGAGACTGTAGTTGGTCAAAACTCAAGATGCAGATTTAGAGTTGCTCCTGCAGACGATGGTTACAAGACCGATCCCTATGGTGTTGGCACCGCCGCTCTGTCTGGATCATATGCATCTACCACGCCTTTCCTGAATATTGATGAGATGGTGTTGGCAACTAGCGTTAACCCCAACTTCTTCGGAAACATGCAGACTGGTGAGGTATTGGTTGGTCAAACTTCTGGTGCTCGTGCAGTTGTGAGGGATCGCCGTTGCCTGACTGATAATATCGGCAGCTTCAAGGGATCCTTCTTTATTCCTAATCCTGGTAACGATTCAAACCCCCGATGGGCAACTGGCACCAGGACCTTTAGATTCTCAACATCTCAAACTGACAGTAGGACTCCTGGTGAAGTCGATTCTTCTGCAGAAACTACATACACTGCAGCAGGTCAACTTCGCACAGTCCGTGAAAATATCCTGGCAGTTAGAAATGCTGAGATTGTTAGAGATACTGTTAGCGACCGTCGCACAGTTATTACAACCAGGACAGAAACACGTCAGATTGGTTGGTATGACCCTCTGGCACAGTCCTTTATTGTTGACGAGCAAGGTGGTGTATTCCTGACTGGCATTGATGTCTTCTTCAGGACAAAGGATGCAAACATCCCAATCTCAATGCAGATCAGGACCATGGAGAATGGTTATCCTACAAAGGATATCCTTCCTTTCTCCGATGTCACTATTTCTCCAGATCAAGTTGAGTTGTCGGATAACGCAGCAGTCCCCACCAGATTTACTTTCAGATCTCCTGTTTATATTAAGCAGTCCACTGAATACTGCTTTGTGCTTCTGTCTGACTCCAACGAATATAACGTTTGGATCTCCAGAATGGGTGACATTGATGTGTCTGGCACAAGGACAATCTCTGAGCAACCCTATGCTGGTGTCCTCTTCAAGTCACAAAACGCATCGACTTGGACAGCAGACCAGTATGAGGATATGAAGTTTACTGTGTATCGTGCTGAGTTTACTGCAAAACTTGGCACAGCAATCTTCAACAATGCTGATCTTGGTAAAGGTAATGGTGGTATTCACAACTTGATTGAGAATCCCATCCTGACTATTAAACCCAAGCAGTCTCTGCTCCTCCCCGTTGGTAATACATACAACTTTACTATCGGTGCAAGAATTGTCCAGTCGCCTTCTGGTGCTGCTGGCACAATTACCGAGTTTGATGCAGTGTCAGATCCTCAGAAGATCACCATCACGGATATTGAAGGTGCATTCTCTGCAGGTTTCCTTGATGCTAACAGCGTGCCCTTCCAAGGTCTTGCATCTTCTCAGGCAGTTGGCACATTTGTCCTATCTGCTATCTACAACGGCACGTTTGATGTGGGTGACACTGTAAGTGGATCCACTTCAGGATCTACAGGTGTTGTCGTAAGTTACACTGCTGGCACAAACACACTGATCCTTAATTATCTGTCATATGCATTTGATGCATCCGATACTTTGACAAATGAGAGTGGCACCTCTGCAACTATCACTTCGATTACTTATTCGGGTGATTCATATGATGCATATCCCACTCAGGCACCTTCCTTCCCCGATGATGATAAAGAAGTTGCAGTCTTCCACAGAAACCATGGTATGCACCAGCGCACCAACAATGTGGAAATTGAGGGTGTTATCTCTGAAGTGCCCCCAACAACTCTGACAACTTCCCTATCGGCAGGATCTACATCAATTCAGGTGCAAGATGCATCTCAATTCCATACCATTATTGGTGGTAGTAACATCGGTAACCTCAATCCTGGGTATCTTAAGATTGGTGATGAGATCATTCAATACTCTGCAATCTCAGCAAACGGTCAGGTTATCACAGTTGCAACTGGTGGTAGGGGTGCTGATGGCACTGCAGATGTTGCTCATACTTCAGGTACAATCGTTGAATGCTATAACCTTGATGGCATTCCTCTAACGGAGATCAACAGAGTCCACGATCACCTTGAGTGCCCTTGGATTGATACATATATGCTTTCTGTTGATCATGTGGCATCCAATGGTATTCGTGGCGGTGGCACCGATGTATTTGCTTCGCAGAATGTCCAGTTTGAAACTGTGACACCTTCTATCTCGACAATGGTATTGCCAGAAACCGAGATTACTGCTCGTGTAAATACTACTACAGCAACGTCAGTTGGTGATGGTGGTGGCGAAGGCGGATCTGCTGCTCGCGACCAAGCATCCTTCATCAACAATGGTCAATTTCTTGACGTTGTGCTCAATCAAGAGAATGCATTCACATCTCCTCAGATGGTGGCTTCTAAGATCAATGAGCAAAACAAACTGGATGGCAATAAGTCTATGACTCTTGCATTGCAGATGACAACGGAGAAATCCACACTGTCTCCCTGCATTGACCTTGACAGACTGTCGATCATTACAACTACTAATCGTATTAACTGGTGGCCAGGTGGTCCCGCTCCATACGGTCAGCAAGCATTGATTGATAGGACTCAGGATGTATCCACACTTCCTACTGGTGATCAAAATGATGCTGTGTATGTCACACGTCTGGCACGTCTCGGTAGTGAAGCAAGATCTCTGAAGGTTGACTTCCAGATCACTCGTCACCCCGCTACAGAAGTCCGTGTTTACTATCGCGCCTTCAAGGCAGGTGATACTGCAGATCCTAATACAATCGGTTGGGAAATGATTGGTGAACCTGTAACTACACAGAATCAGCAATATGACTCAACTCCTACAGATGAGTATCTGTGGAAAGATTATGCTTATGAGAAGAAAGGTCTCAACTTCAACGCATTCCAGTTGAAGATTGTTATGAGATCTAAAAATCAAGCAAGAGTACCTCTTCTTGCTGATCTAAGAGCAATTGCTCTAGCTACTTAAAGCTGTTTCTTTTCAACCCTCACAAGGTTGATTATAATTATTATTAGATACTATGTCAAGCTCAATTCCAAAACCTCAAGATCATATTGAGCCCTATTCCAGAGATTTAATCCCCGTTGAGGGAAAGGATGGATGGTTTAGGGATCCTTATTCAAATGCAATTGTCAACTGCAATAAAACGCAGTATGATGAATACATGGCTGCTTATCGAAAGCGCCAGACAAAGGATCAGAAATTCGAGACTTTACAAAACGAGGTATCTGAGTTAAAATCAGACCTGTCTGAAATCAAATCGTTACTGAAATCATTAGTTAAAGGAGAGTAAACAATGCCCGCTGACGTGACTGAAACTGCAAGTCAAGAAGAGCTGCTTCAACAATTCCAAACTCGTTATCAAAACATCCTTCGTGAAAACTCTGAGCTTTCTAAGAAGATCAAAGATAATGAAGCAACTGCTCTAAAACTCCTTGGTGCTATTGAGACCCTTGAGTATCTGGCACCCAAGGAAGAAGAAGCAACTGAGGAAGTTGCTGAGTGACCCCTACCCCCGCAAGGGGGTTTTTTATTACGCATAAATAAACAAGAAAGACTGTTGTCGGTTGCTAGGATCCTTATAAACAATGGCAAATAGAATCCAATTAAGACGTGACGGCGCTCAGCAGTGGGCAAACGTCAACCCCATCCTCGCCCAAGGAGAATTGGGGATCGAGATTGATACGTCGCGTATTAAGATCGGTGATGGTGTTACTGCGTGGAACTCTCTGAAGTATGAGAGACCACTGGAAACCGAATCCAATACCGCTAACACTCTCGTTAAGAGAGATGCTGACGGTAACTTTGAAGCAGGTGCTATTACTGCTTCTCTTATTGGTAATGCTGCAACTGCAACTCGATTGGCAAACGCTAGACAGATCGCTCTGGGTGGCGACATGTCTGGTAGTGGCACGTTTGATGGATCCTCAAACCTGACCATTACTGCAGAATTGAATTATGTGACTGCACTTCCTCACTATGACGAGGAAAACTTGGGTGCAACTGGCACATATACTCGTATTACAGTTGACTCTCGTGGTCGTATTGTTAACGCCGATAACCCATCAACTCTGGCAGACTTTGGTATCGGTGACGCACAACCATTAGACTCTGACCTAACCTCACTCGCCAATATGACGGGTTTTGGTTTCGTCTCTCGTCAGGCAGAAGGCACTCTGGTAAACCGCACCATTACTGGTGGTAGTGGTCGTATTGTTGTGCAGAATGGTAACGCACAAACTTCCAATCCATTCGTTGACCTGGCAGATACTACAGTTGTGGTGGGTAAGTATAACCCCATCTCAGCAATGGATCCCCTGGTGGATCCTCTTATCTCTGCAACTACAGGTGAGGAAACTGTTAATACTGTCAACTTCCAGGTTGACAGATATGGTCGTCTAATCTATGCTAACACCTCACCAATTGCTACGGCAAGGGAGGGCGCAAAGGATGGCACATCTTTCACCGTTTACGATAACGCTACTGCGTATCCTAGATTTTCCAAGATTATTGCAAGCAATGGGCGTGTCTATCAGGCAGCGATTAGAGACATTCCTGCAGGTCTCGGAGAGCCAACCCACAACACACAGCAAGGCGATACAGACGATCAAGGTGGATGGAGAGACCTGGGTACTGATAAAGTCGAGCAAAAGGGTGTTGCGAGTTTCGAC